CGCACTGACGATAGGTACATTGAACTCCACGGCAAGTCCTCGTAACTCTTCTGCGATTGCTTTGATATAGGTATAAGAATTGACGTTGGCTCCATACTTCATCCTCGAAGACATACAGATGTTTAGATAATCAATGTATATGATATCTGGTTTAAAGTTTTTCTTAATCTTCAGTTCGTTCAATAGATGACGAAAGTTTGCAGAACCAGCACAGGCAGTTGGATATTCTTTAACAATCAACTTACCTGTTGTCTTAGACATTAGCTTTTCAAGCTTACTCTTATAAGACTGCAATGGAATAATTTCAAGTTGGTCAAGAGGAATATCAAGAAGGTTAGCATCTATGCGTTCAGCAATACGTTCTTCAGCCATTTCCATGGTGATATAAAGAACATTATAACCTTTACTGAGATTAGAAGCTGCACAGTGACACATGAACAGCGACTTACCAACACCAGTACCAGCAAGTGCAATGTTTAGTGTCTTGTTCGGTAGCCCGCCGCCCGTGATCTCGTTGAAGTAGTGAAGATCGAATGGGATACGAGTTTCTTTCTTGTGATAAAATTCATAGCGCGCATCCGAGTCTTCAAGGAAGTCATGCCCAATATGAGTGTCAAATGAGACTGCAAGTGCATCTGATAGGATCTGCGGAATGGCCCCTTTAGAGGTTTTCCCAGTCTTATCATCCAAGATTTGTATGGAGGCCATAATTGCATTGTATACGGCTTTTTCCTGACAAAACTTTTCTGTTTGGTCAAACAACCATTCAATTTCTTTCTTGTCACCTGATGTAAGCTCCAAGATTTTATCTTTGGTTTTCTTGAATACATCTTCATTAATACCATCCTTATTACTAAGGTCGATCACTAAAGCTTCTTTAGTAGGAAAGGCATTATACTTTGTAACGTACTCATCAATAAGATTGAAGATAAGCTTGTCAGAATAATCATGAAAATATTCTGGATTTAAAAACGGTATAACTTTTCTGCCATAATCTTCATTTGTTAGAAGATTACAGAAGATTAGCTGTTCAATTGCCATTTGGTTTCCTCAGTAAGTAACTAGAAGATCTTTAGGATTAATTACGCCGCTTACCCAGTTCTCTGCTGCATCTTCAGCATAATTTAGTGCACGATCTGGAAATACACGATAGTCTTTTACAGTATCATTCATTATGTATTGTACACCAAATACTCCATCGGTGTCTATGATGATAGCTTTTCTATCGCTATATGCATCGATGCCTGTAAACTCACTCAGTACTATCATCATCGATCTCCATAATAGAACCAACCGCCATCTTGTAAGTTGTTTCAATGTACTTAGCAAGATCTGTCTCTTGGAACATCTTAGTCCAAAATTCTTTGTTGTCTACAATATCAGCAGCACGCATGCTTGGTTGACGAACTTCACCGGTTTCTTTATCTACGGTAGCATACCAGCCAGCTTTAGGCTTAACAATATACCCGCCATCAATAGCAACATCCAGTAGACCAGACCACCGATTAATACCTCCGTCATAACTGACCGTGATAGGGATCTTAGACTTTTCTTTGACATAACGTGACTTCTCCACGTTGATGACGAAATGATATCCTGAAATACCATCTGCGTCTTTTTCCTGTTGACGACCGAGGATCCAGATATTATCTGAACCATAGTAAGAACCGGTACCGCCACCAACGATATCCTTTGGATAGAGACCGATCTCCTTATATGTATGATTGATCACGATCATTGGAATATCTTTGAGAGAAAGATGTGGAGTAATCATACGGAAGAGAGACTTAAGCTGCTTAGCACGTGACATATCTGCAACTGACTTGCCATCAAGGGCATCATCAACTTCTTTCTTAGAAGCAAGGTTGCCGATAGAGTCAATAACAATCATGACATGATCATTGCGATCAAGCTCTTTCATTTGAGCCATAATATCAAACTTGAGTTCTTCAACATCAGTAATAGGAGTATGAACTACACTATCAAACGGGATATTAAACGTATTGAAGTAAGACTGCGGAGTGCCGAACTCAGAGTCATAAAACAGGATGATGCCATCTTTGTACTTCTTGAGGAATGATGATGCCATAAGCAACGCAAATCCAGTCTTAAAGTGCTTAGAAGGACCTGCAAGCATAGTCAAACCCGGTGTGATACCACCATCGACTGAGCCAGATAGAGCAACGTTAATCATAGGAACAGGAGTTGGGATCTGATCCTTCTTCGTAAACACCTTGCTATCAAGCAAAGTAGCAGTAAGATCGATGGTAGAATTCTTAATAAGTTTTTCTTTAAGCGACATAATAACTCCTATGATTCAAGTACTTTGTTATCAATTTCTAATATACCAATTTCTTGTTCTTTTGTAAACCGTTTTTGATTAGTTAAACCAATATTTGCTGCAATTAAAAGAACAATAGCAAGAGGATCAAAAACGAAAACAAGAAGAAGAATGACCATCCTAACACTTCTTTCAAGGTTATCAACAGACTGTACTTCATATATGAGCTCAGCAATGTATCTGATTGGTCCAACTTCTGCTTCGAGTTTTTTGAACTCTGATTCAAGTTTAATTCTTTGTTCGGTGAAAATGGAAATATTTTTGACATGATCGTCTTTCCTTTTGACAAGAGCATCTCTTGTCTTTCTCTGCTTGTCAGCAGCTTGGAGTGATGATGCTGCCTGTCCACGATCTGTCATCTTTGTAATAGCCGCATCGATTTGTGCTATTTGTTTGTCTAAGTCTTCTATACTTTGCTTTTCGAAACTAATCTTTGTGTTGAGAATTTGTATCTGATCTACGGCTCCTGTGTTTAAACTGACAGTCTGATCTATGTGTGCTTTAGATAAGAAACCAAATATGCCCATGCTTGTTATGAACATGAGAACTATAACTGATGTACTCAGATATGTTTTAATAAGAAACGGTGTCTGCTTCCAATTTCTGTATAACCACGAAGCTGTAACTAGTTTACCTATCTCTAACACAGATCCCATAACTACGACAGGCCAAAAAGCCGATGAGAATATAGTCGTAAGACCTATGATGGAATAGTAGCCAGAGACACCCGAAAGAGCCAAGGCCACAACGAGTGCCAGATAGTTTATCATCCGTCTACGTAGTTATTAACTTTCTTAATAAAAGCCTGTATCTTGGCTGCACGATCTGGCCAAAGGATATATTCTTTGTTTGGATCTTTAGATAGGTTTACAAGAAGAGGCATGATCATATCTCGTAGACCATGCAACTTATCTTGCGCTTCAACAGTCTTCTGTTCGACTGCTTTTGCTTGTTGTTCTACTACTTTCTTTAGTTGTTCCTCATGAGCTTTTAACTCTGACTCAGATACAAGACTAAACCCAAAATCATCATCGCTTAGTTTCATGCGAACCAATCCTCTAGTGTAGATACTTTTTTAGTGTTTACTTTCCAATGCAATACATCAAGAATTGACTTGATAGGATCTAGGAAAGCTCGATCAAACTGCTTCTCGTAGTCAATATATTTATTAATCTCGAGTTGTTTAGGCATCGCAGAGTTAGTGGCAATAACATCTTCTTGTCGAGTGATGGGATTAGGTGTTACCAGATAGGCAAACTTAATCTTATCACCGTTTGTGATTGGTTGATGTTTCTTTTCAAGACCAGCATCCTTGATCACTTTGTTATAAAGAAGAGATGCTCTAACTTGGATTGGAAGAGATTTCTGATCAAGTTTATAATGAAGCGGAAACGTAGCACCACCATCATTCTTACGGAAGTAAATCATCTTGACGCTGCGTGGGAATGCAACCTCTTCGAACTCCATGTTGAAGAACTTCTCACGAAAATCTTCGATGAAGTTGAGCACAGTTTTTTGATCTGTATTCATGATCAACTCTAGAGTCTTCTTAATGTTCTCACGGCAAGATGCAGGCGTAGATGAACGCACAGCTTCAATACCCATCATCTTAAGTTGTGGCTTTTCATACTGCACACCCTCGCTGTTCCACACATTGAGGATATACATCTTCTTAGCTTTCCAGATTCCCTTGTTAGCGATGTTCTCTCGCTTCATCTGCATCTTCTGTTGATAAGCAGACATCATATCGAATAGCTCTTGATACGACTTATCGATGTAAGGCTGGATCTTTTGTTCGCAGAAAGCATCGAGTGCTTTAACGATCTCAAGATCATCTGTCATCTCGAGTTTATCAACCAATGGACCCATGTTAACATAGACTGAGTCAGTGTCAGATGCAATCACATAATCTTTGTCTTCAGTCTTGAGGACTTTATTGAAGTATGCATTAATCTTTTTCTCAATCCAGCGGATCGATAGCTGACCAGAAGTTGTGATCGCCTCTGCGTGATTGAAATTGAACCATCTGAAGTATTGGTTGCCCAGCGCTCCATACGCCGAGTTGAGCTGGATTTTCTTTGCGAGCTGAAGGTTGTGATAACGCGAGACAAGTTTTTCGTCATCTTTGCTTTTCGTTTGCGCGAATCTTTTCTTGGCTTCAAGCATCTTGTCTTTGTAGATAACACGATCATTGTACATCTTCTCCATGAGTTGAGGCAAGAAACCTTGCTTGTCTTTTTTGTAAGTGCAACCATTAGCAGCATATGCTACTGAGCCATCGCGATATTCCCAATGACCATCAAGCAAATAGTCGATGCTAGGAAACTGCTGACGACCGGCGAAGGTTTCTGGTGAGATATTATATTGCATAATCAAATGTGGATATAGTGAGTTAAGGTCGAAAGACACAACCCACTTGTGCATACCAACCTGAGGATCCTTGACGTAACCACCAACGAGAGTATCGTAGTTATCTTCGATTTTCTGTTGTGGGATAACAATCTTTTGATCCAACAGGTAGTTATGAATGATAACATCCCATGGTCTAACAGTAGTCAATGTATCAGTGTAGTTGACTTTAGCATCATATGCAAGAGCAAAGACCTGCTTAATGAAACCAAGCTTATCTTCGAGACGATCAACGAGCACACAGTCATGGATGTTATAATCGATGAACTTCTCGTAATCTTTCTTGTACAAGTCAAGCAAACTGTCGTACTCTGAATAATCGAGTTTACGTTCACCAAGCACTATGTTAGCGATATGATCTAGACGATAAGACTCTTGGTTAGTAAACGAGAACTTCTTGTAGAGATGCATATAATCAAGGATAGTGATACCAGCCGGCACGAATGCCTGGTTCTTCTGGTCTCTTACGATGATTTCTTTCTCATCAAGAAATTTCCACGGCGAGAGCTTCTTAGCTTCCTTCTCACCGAGCTGACCAATGATACGGTTTACGATGTATGGTACGTCAAAGAATTCTACGTTCCAACCCGTCAATACATCTGGTGTCCAATCAGGGTGATTCCATCCTATGATGAACTTAGCAAGTAGATCTTTCTCGTCTTTGCAGAGAACATAGATCACATCATCAGACTTTGGTTTGTAATAACCACATCCAAACACAATGCTGCGACCATTCTTACGAAGAGAGATAGCAGTAATAGGTTTAGATGCTTGCTTGATATCAGGGAAGCCATCATCACTGGCAACCTCAATGTCGATGGTAACTACTGATATGAGTTCAGGATCATAGTCGATCTGTCCAGGATACTCATCGTTGATGAATACATACGGGTAGTTGGTTAGACCATAAAACTTAAAGTTAGATACTTCGCTGTATTGCTTGACGAAGTCTCGAGCTTCTCGCATAGAGCTAAAGTTTATCTTTCCAACTTTCTTATTATCAAGCGTAAGGTAATCACCCTTTTCAGAGGGAATGAAGAGGTAGGGTTGGTAATCTACCTCTTCACTAATACGCTTGCCATTCTGGTATCCACGCAAGTAGATCTTGTTACCACGTGCGTAAAAGTTTGTGTAGAAACGTGACATATACACCTCAAATTATCAACTGTAAGCATATTATAACATATTCTAAGAGAGAAGTAAATTACTGTTTACCAGCTAT